AAACATTCGAAGCTTGCTTCTCAAGATAAGGAAGACCACCTTCGGCATATCCAGGAAGTCCTTTTGCAATCTGATCTTTTAATAGTTTTTCACTATCTTTTACGCTTTTCTGAATAGTATTTTCTGCTTCAGGGGTTAGTCTAGAGTACTTTTTTAGAAGTTTTCTTTCTTCCAAAGCATTCTTTGCAAGAGTGATGTCTTGCTCTGAGAAACCAGCTTTTCTAAGATTTTGAATGGTTTGTTCTACTTCAGGAGATTTAGAGGTGATTGCTCTTGTTCCCGTTTTGGGAGCATATTTTAAGCTGGCGATGATTTCAGCAGCAGCTTGCATCCATGGAGGGCCACCGGCTTCTTCGATCGTTTGACCTGCTAATCCTGCAACTATTGGTGCTTTAATGGCTGGTAGGCCTGTAACTAGTGATCCTGATGCTAATTTGCCTATTCTCTTGGCATATCTACCTGCTGCGGATTCGGGTTCGGATACAAGTCCAAATTCCTTTCCTAAGCTTTCTACGTCTTGAGAAGTAGGAAGTCTAGAATATCGTGGAAGCTCATCGTCAGATAACTCCATTAATTCTCCAGCTGAAGGAACTTCGCCTTTTTCCATCTTCTCTAACGTAGCGAATTCTCTGGAGTATTTACCTTTTTCTGACTCGGAAACATCTTTAGGATTTAAACCAAGCATCTCAAAAATATCTCCATAGGTTCCTAATGCACCTATACCTAATCCTTGAGTGGCTTGTTTAGCTACATCCTTAGCGTATTCCTTAGCACCAAATTCCTTTTCAGGTTTGGGAGTTTTCTTCTGTGATTCATAAGCCTTAGTGAATATCTCTTCGGGTTTATAACCAAGTTCGACTGCTTTTTGATATTTTTTTGCAAAATTAGGGTCTTTTTTGGAGAAATGTTCGGCTATCTGTTCATCGGTATAACCCATTTCTAAAGCTTCTGCATATGGTGAAGTCATGAGAAAATATCATCCAATGTTTTAGCTTGTTCCAGAGTGGGTTTTTCCTGTTCTTCTACAGGTTGTTTTGAAATATAGTCAGTCGCTTTTTCGTTTACTGCTTTTAGCTGTGCTTCTAAATCTCCTTTCAACCTTCTATAGTTTTGTGTGGCATACTTCTTAATTAGAACCGGATCTGCACCTGAGCCATAATGCTCAACAGCTGCTTTGTAGGTTTCATCTTTAAGATAAGCTATGCGATTACCTAACCCAAGCTGTTCAGAGATGATTTTACGACCTTCTGGGCTATTAGCAAGCGTTGGAAATCCTTGTTTGAACTGATCTAAGTCAAAGTTTGTGACCCTGCCAGGAAAGAAGTCTTTTGCTCTTCTAGCCATACGAGCAATTGTTTTTACGTAGTCTTGAGCTTCGGGAGAGGCTAAAGCTTTGACACGTAGATCACCTGTATCCCAATTTACGTTCCATTTTTGAATACCTGTAGGAAGTTTTCCGGTTTGATCTAAGTCTTGAAGATGTTGAACTTCTCTATATTCATCATCAAGAGCATTGATGCGATCTACAGTCTCGTTATACAGTGGAGTATTTGTCTTTTCCCTATACTCATTTTGCTTAACCATATCTGAAGGAGTTAAGCCAACAGGTTCTGGCAATTCTGGAAAATCTAATTCTAATGGCTTATCAGTAATTCCAGGAATCTCGATCGATGGTTTTATCTGAGGTTTTCCTTCTTGTTCTCCGTTCAAACCTTTCCCAGTTTTGGAACGTCTTATTAGATCATTTACTTGTCTTATGACATCTGTTTGTCCACCAGTTGGAGCATTCTCCATCTGATTTTGCCAAAGTGCAGCTGTTTCTTCAGGATATCCTGATTTTAAAAGAGAATCGTAGACGCTTTTACCAGCTTGCTTTCTCTTTTGAATATCCATCAGTTTCAACTGATTCTGTGGAGAGACTTTACCTAATTCTTTTGGTGTTACTTTTTGTCCAACTACAGCCTTGCCTAATATGCTTTGCTCTTCTTCAGCCTGTCTTTGCTGCTCGATTGCAAGGCGCTGTTGTAGCAATTGTTGCCCGACTTCACCATAAGGACTAACAGCTCTCTGTATTTTACCCATTCTTTCAGAGGGAGAAGCATCTGCCAAAGATTCATCGTTAATCACTTCATCTATAGCTTTATTTGCAAAATGAGTATTTATTCTCTGACCAATACCCATTCCCAATGCTTCTCCAAGTTTTCCTAATGCCGCATCTCTTGGATCAGGTGCACCTTTAAAAAACTGAACCATATTAGGTCAAAGCTCCTGTTCTAAATAAAGTATCATAAGTACCTGTAAGTGGTGAAGCTTTAGAGTTCGAGTTGAATAAACTTTTAAAACCACTAGATGCTAGATCTGTTGCACCTGAAACTAAAGAAGGTGCAAGCGATGATAGCAATGAACCAAATATTCCTTGGCTACCTGGTGTTTCATGATAAGCAAAAGGTTGGTATCCTAATCCTAATTGAGAAAGTCCTTGGAACTGATTTTGCTGCCTTCCTGCAGCTTGACCCTGTAGCTGACTGAATAGCTGAGCAAGTTGCGATTGTAGGCCCGCTCCAGCCCCGCCAAGCGCTTGTGCGAATCCAGATGAGGAAAGCCCCCCCATGCCGGCAAATTGCTCCGCAATGCGAGGCGCTATCTGTTCTTGGAACTGCTGTAAGTATGGAGCGGAAAACTGATCATAAGCTCCCTGGTTTCCAAACCCACCTTGAAGCAATCCTTGATCATATTGATTTGCTTGTTGTAAACCACCACCTTGACCCATCATTTGCTGAAGAAGACTGATAAGGTCTTGTCCACCAAATTGCTGTTGAGCGGCAGTTCCTGTTGCTTTCTTCTTAAGTTGTGGAGAAGATCCAAAAATCCATTCACCTAGTCCAGGCATAAATCACCTAATTTTTTAAGTATTCCATGACCCAATATAATTGGGTTAGTGCGTTACCCGTATTATTAACAATGGTAAAGGTATTTGTCGAGGGGTTAAAAGAAATTGTTACATTAGGATCGCTAGGAAAATAACATACTCCAGTTGTATCAGTTGCACCACCTACTCCCCTTGTAGGAAAAAGGAAACCATTAATAGCAGGTGGTTGAGTAGAAGCAGTAAGTTGTAGGTTTGTAGTGCCATTGGGAATGTTGACTCCTGCATTCAAAGCTACAAAATCTACTGTGATTCTATAACCATTGCGATTTTGAGCTATTTGAGTAGTATCGCTGAACCATTGCTGAAAATTTCCAGTTTCTTGTAAAAGATATAGGGCTTGTTCTTTAGTATTAGTGGCATTAGCGATTCTTCTTAAGTAAAGCAGTAAAATGGAATCAAAGCCCTCTTCTCCTGGATTTACATCCAAAGAAACTGGCAGCTGGTTACTAAGGATTGCATTGTCGCTGGTGAAGCTCATAAATATGTAAAGCCGCTTTACATTGATTAAGGTCCGGTTAATCTACCACCTTGTCTGAACCAGAAGTTCATGCCATGCAATTCAAAACCTGTCTGGTGTGTACAAAGTTGGTTCATCAGGATATTGTCATAGGTTATACCAAGGCGAAGATATTGACCAAATGCAGTGGCGTAGAAGCGATACCATCTATAATCTGAAACCTGAGATCCTGAAGGGATTAATGGATTGTTCCAAAGATTCCATGTTCCTCCGCTTTGATAGGTTGTAAAGCCTGTAGCATCAATTCCATCAAGGCTAAAGGTATTTGCATCTATAACGGTAATGCTGTAATATCCTGAGTTTAATTCAGTGGTTCCTAGGATGTTTGAAATATAAATTTCACTGCCTGTAGGTATAGAATAATTTGGGCTGGTAATGACACAAGGATTAGTTAAAGAAACACCAGTAATGATTCCAGAAGCAGACGAATTCAAAAGATCTTGATTAGCAAATATCAGATTGCTCTGGCTCAGATAGGTATTTACAAAAAGCTGAATATTGAATCCTGTGATACCGTTTTCTCTTGAAGAATCGAAAAGAAAGTCAACATATGAAAGCTTAAATTGTTTACCCACGCCTTGGTATGGATTAAAATCCTTTGTGACTATATCTACAACAGGAAGCAATGATAAAACACCAGCTCCCAAATAAGTAGGAGCCATTCCTGTAAAAGATGTATTTACATATATGTTAGCAGCGGCATCCCAAAACATTAAACTTAAAGTGTTTGGATCTACGAAATTAACCGCAAAGATTCTATTGCTAAGACCTGGATCTGTTCCTTGCCATGCCAAATTAGAAAGATAAATTACCTCACCATCTTGCAAATTGTGGTTGTTCACCGTAATCTGAATGGGAGTTTTTGTGAGGTCTACAGCTGTTACAGATAGACTAGGGTCAAACTCAAGCAAAGAGGGATACGGGGGAGATAAATCCACATTATCGCCACCATATTCATAGAGATGGATAAATCCATGTTGGTTTCCGGAAGTAATGTAATTGGTGTCTATTTGAGAATCTTGAGAATCCCAAGAAATAGAACTATCCCATAGAGCTGTTAAACTATCCCAGGTGATTCCAGTTGAAAATTGAGAAATTCCGAAAGTTGTGACACTATCTCTAAACTGGGCATAAGTATTGTTTCTATAATTGAAGAGCAGAACTGTGTTTGGGAAAACAGTTCCAGAACTATATACTTCAGGTCTCACCACGCTGGAATCAATGTAGTTCCAATAAACAACCTCTTTCTCAAAGTCTCTTATCCCATGCACAAAGTTCTGATTATTCAATGCAGCAGTACTACTGCCTATTTGCATGCTAAAAGCTGTTTCAGGAATCTGTTCGTCGATACGTTCAAGTCCAGCAGCCGAAGCTGAAATTATCCCACGATTGCTGACTGATAATACTCCCTTGTCAAAAATAACCGAAGAAAATGTAGAGTTTGATCCAAAATCGGAAGATATCCTCTCCCATAGAAATGGAAATCCATATTCTCCCACATAGCGAAGTTGCCATGTTGAATACTCAAAAAAAACAATGAGAGTGTTTCGATAAAAAGCAGCGCTAACAATACTTTCATTAGTTGGAGCATCGATGAATCCCCCTTTTCCGAATTGATCTGAACGCCAAGAATCAGCTGCTGTTGGGTCTCCTAATTTAGAAAAGCGACATCTAGCATAAAAATTCGTAGCACCTGTAAATGTTGATGCTGTTGGTCCTTCCCATGTATTTAAAGCCAGAAGCCTTCCATAATATGGGACTAAAATTAAAGCCTGCCATAATGTATCTGTAGCTGTCACAAGAGGTTGAAGAGCTGTCCATACGCTACTGTTAAAATAGTAAGGAGGATCGTAAACAGCTCCAGAAATGTTAATATTGTTATTAGTCACAAAGAATAATCTAGTGCTTGCATCAACACCTTGATAATTAGTAGACCAAAATATATTCGTAGGGTTTCCGGTAAAAGTTACTCCAGTATAATTCTGAAAGGCCCCTCCGGTATATTGATAAGCATTTTCAGTATCAAAATAGATTGTATTGTCAATTCCCTCAGAAGCTATATCTTGTCTTCTAATTCCTGTTGCTGGAAGTGTTGGAAAATATTTGTAAGTAGCATGAACCTGTACTCCGTTTGCTGGAGCAACTGTGAATGTCAAAAGTATTTGACCTGTCACGTAGTTGACAAATGAGCTAGTGATAGATGTGTTAATTTGATACGTTGTTCCTGAAGTTCTTGTAAAACCACCCTGTCCATTATCTGTAAATGTGGTTGCAGCACCACCTGTATCAAATGTTAAAGAAAGAGTTCCAGGAGCTATTTCGGCATTTGGCTTAGTAGCTCTTACAGCTGAAAGCAAATCCACAATTGCGTAAGTGGGAGAAGTGCTCACATTAGCTCTAGCTTGATTGGTGACTACTATTTGCAGTCTTCCTACAAGCTTAATCCCATCCCTTTTTTTAACCCTTTCACGAAATACATAAGCATTAAATAGAGCTGTAAAAGCATTATCAGGAACAAGAAATGGCTTTCTATCGGTGATTAAACCACCTGTCGGATATCCGCCTATGTAAACCTGATTAAATGCCGACATTAGTTACCTATGGCTAACCAATAAATTGGATTCCAATGACTGCTTATTGTACCTTCCCAAGAAAAACCAGAAGTTGTTAAAGTTCCTGTAGATACGCCATTTCTAAAAGTGCTATTATTATCTGCCGAGCCCGTAAGTTGAATATTAAATACATTATTTGGGAATGTAAGGGGAAAGCTTACATTAGTGCTTGAATTAGGATTAAATCTTCCCCATTGAAATATTAAACCTCCTGGTAGGTAGCTATATCCATTTGTTGATACCACAGGAGCAAGATTGGTCGTTAATTGCGAAACCAGTCCCCCTCCAGTTTCCCAAAAAAGAGCTGTGTCGTTTGTGACATCATTGATTATTTTGCTGAATAGTTGACCAAAACCAGCAACAGGAGATGGATTTGATCCTTGGGGAACAATGTGAATCACATTATGATATCCAGCTGGATTAGTGCCTGGTGCTCCATTATTATTTATATGATCGACACTTAGGGTTTCAAAAGTACCATCTAGGTTAGCTCTAATTTGAGCCTTAGTGCTTCCTAAGCTGGAACCATCCTGAGGGAATCCTGTTCTATATGTTGGAATTACCATAAATCTCCTAAACAGCTACAGCCGGAACAGGCTGAGCATCTTGACGTCTTTTTAATTTTTTCTTTGCATCCTTAGACAATTTTGCCTTGGAAGGAAGAGCAGCTGACTGCAACTTTTTTTCTTTACCTTTAATAATTGACATATTCACTCACGATACATTGTTAGTTGATATATAGAGTTGATTAAGAGGGTTTTTTAATGTCTTTTTAGCGTTTGCCGTCATTCCGTGATTTTTACGTACAGATTTATTTTGTTTGGTTTTCTTTTTCATCCTGTTGTATGCCTTCCAACAAATGGAGTTTGATTAAATTTAATAGGCTTATTTGGCAATGTGGTTAAAGTCTTTTTAGACTTCTTAGGCGGCTTCGTCTTCTTCATATATGTACCAATATTCCCAATCTCTAAAGCTAGCGACTGGTGTTTCTTCTACGTAAAAATTTAAACAACCACCTTCAAGATGTACTGAGGTAGCATCCACTATCAAAAAGTCACCTTCTATTGTTTTTATCTTATAAGTATTCATGGTCCTCCAATGTTTGCTCCAAATCCGTTTTGGCTGTAGTTGTAAGTCACTTGATCTGTATAAATTGTGTAGATTTGACGAGAGCCTATTTGGGCATAGGTTCGTGTTTCAATGATGTCATATCTCTCTTTAAGCATCTTATCGATGAATATGACACCATCGGAATCTAGACGATCTTCAAATATTTTCTTTGCTGCTCCAACGGCTAAAATTTCCCACCATTCACTTAGTTCAGGATTTCCTGTTTGATCTTCAGCTAGAATTGCTTTGATAGGGGATCTATAGGCTGTCAACTGGACGGTGTAACCTTGGTCAGGCACTGGAGCAAGTGTGAATTGGTTCTGAAAAAACAAGATTGCCAAAGGCATTTGTAACACTTTGGGATTGTAGGATATATTGATAGGAGTGCCTTGAGGAACTACCTGCGAGAAGGATAGGTTACTGATTTCACCTGTCTGATAATTAATAGTCCCAACTGGTGTTAAAGAAACACCGCTAGTATCATAATAATTTCTATAATAATTCCATCCAAACTGTGTCTGCGCGGTATTATTAGTCTGGAAAATCTCTATAAGATTTCCTTGTCCATCATCAGTCACACAGATGGTATTGAGATAGTCGATGTTGACAGCAATCAGGATATTTTGTACCCTGCTTTGTGGAAAATAGAGACTTGGATTGGATTGAGGACCAGGATCATTATTAACGCTTGGAAGAAGATTCTGAGCAATTGTAAAACCATTATAAGGGCCAACCGCACCAGTTCCAGTTGCAAAAGTCTCTGGGCCGTTTTGCCAGTTGAAATTGACACCATAGAAGTTCCATGGGTCATTATAAAGCTTTGTCTCACGATTGTTGATATAACAAGGCATTTCAACTGTAGTATATATTTCACTGTTGAATGGATAGACTGCTTGTCCTTGTACTGTAGTAAATGTATAAAAATCTTTTAATTTTAATGAGCGGAACTTAGCAGGCAGATCGTATGAATAGAAGCTATTCATATACTGCACTATCTGTTCATCGGTGATCTGAAAAGAATTTGTTGAACCAGTTAGTTTCCTTGCTTTTGCTATCGCATTGGACAAGGTAGGAAACTGGGGAAAAGTTGGAGTAAAAGTTTGTAACGTCATAATGTTGGCTCGTTATCAAATGTATCTTCCAGCGTTGTATAAGCAGCACCTGGAGGAATACCCGAAGCCGAAGGAACTGCTATACAAGGAAACTGTGGGTCTGAAAATGATATAAACGGAAAAAAACCCAAAGTGTCTACATCAATCGTCACTTCTGTTCCATTAATTGAATTTATTAATGCTTGTTTATTATTTAATTGAATCATCCCGTTAGAAGGAGGAATTCTAAAAGAAATCCACTCTCCAACGGTAAAATTAGTAGTAGTAGTAAAAGTAACAACCGCCTGCTGCGCCTGAGAAATATTCTCAATATATTGCAGGTTGGGAATAAAGTTAGCTCCAAATGGAGGACCGAAGTTTGGATTTGTCACAGAACATCCGTTGGAGTGAAGCGTACTCTAGAAATAGTTTCGTATGAGCGAGGAGGTCTTCCGCCAGCTTGAGGAATTTCCAAATTGTATCTACGAACTTTCTTTTTGGTATTATTCAAATGCTTGATAAGCCCCATTGGGAGATCGCATATTTCCCCGTGGATTAGCTTAATCATTTGAATTGGTTCGCCTGGATACTTTCTATAAGCAAATTCAAGCCAGCCGCCTTGAGCATCTAGGAATTCAAACATGCCTTTTCTGAGTTTGTCATCTTCTTTACGGCTTTTTTTTATTAATTCTTCTCTTTCTTGTAGAGGCAGTGTGTTTTTCTGCTTTTTATGAAGCTCTCTAACTTCCATGTCATTTCCTTATTTTATGAGTCGATTACAAAATGTAACCGACTCAATTTTATTATTAAGCGTTTGTTATCGCGTTATTAAAATCGGCTTTGAATGCCATTACGACCATGTTGGCGCTTGCAGCACCTACCACACTAGTACCAAGATTCATGACGTATTGAGCACGATTGTCAAATGCGTCTTGTAAATTGGTTCCTGGAGGACTTTGTGGAATTGTTGCGCTTCCAACTACTGTTGCACTAGCACCGCTAGGAACTACGCCAGAACCTGCTGGGAAGCAAACTGCTGGTGAAGCACCTGCTTGGAAAGTTGCAGATGACGGATACGTAAAGGCTGTAAAACCTGTGGTATCGTAATCAAGTGTAATGGAGGATTCTGTTGCAGAGTTAATGACCTGAAGAACTCTTGCAGGTCCTGCTTTATTTCCTGTTACACCATTTGTTGCGTTTCCAGCCAAGTTGCTAAGTTGTGTCATTCCAAATGGTGTGGGTATTTGGAAATCTACAAATTCGCCTACTGTAAAGTCATTTTGACGCGCAAAATAGACTTTAGCCTGAGTTGCTTGGCTGATAAATAGCACTTCTCTAAGTGCTGGATACATGAAACCTGGATATACCTTTTGATAAAATCCAGTTGTTCCATTACCATAACCAGAACCTTTTGCCGTAGCTGCTGTGGCTGCGTAACCTAAAGTAATGCTTACGCCAGCACTTACAGCTGTTACCTGAAATAAAATCCCTGATAACTCTAAAGCTCCAGCAACATTAATGAGACGAACAATATCTCCGACATTAATGCCTGTTGTCGTTGCTGTAGAAACAACAAATGTTGTGCCGTTTATAGCTGTTATTGCTACTCTTGTATAAGTAGGCGGATTGGTTTGATCAATAAAAGTAAAACCCGCAGAAGTACCAACATTGCTTGTAAGAGCATTGGTTGTTACGGTTTGATCCATGGATATAAATGATCCTTGGGCCATTCCACTAAACCACTCAGATTCAATGCTTGTTACTGCTGTAGTATCACCCCAATCGGATAGATTTTTTACAATCACCCAATCTGGCTTATCCGTCATTGGGATATTGACAGCAACTGGTGTAGCTGGGTTTGTATAATTCCATTTACCAATAAATGAATAAGGTAATGCCATATAAATACCTCCTTAAATACCTGTAGAGCGTAAGTTCTGGATCCACAGGTCATTAGTGATGCACTGTCCTTGGTAGAACGAGCATCCTGCTGTATGCCTAAGCATGCATGGGTCGTTGTTGTATCCTGGAGGCAGATAGATAAAGCGAGCTTTACCACCAGCTTGCCATACCACTTTGTACGACTCTTTTGCAGCCACGAAGCAGTTAGCAATGTCATTACCAAGCATAGAAGCATTGGGGGAGACAGAGCCTTGTTCGGAAGCAAAGAATCGAATGTTATTAGCACCACCGATCTCGGTAGAGAGCGTTTGGCTAATATTTGGGTATTGGAATTTCTTGACGAAACCAGTCATGTTATAGAGAACTGGGATCATACGAGTAGTCAACATGCAACCATAAGCGTCACCAATCGGACTTGTGCCGAATTTCAGGTCTGCTTCCACAATGTTTGTGATATATTCAGCAGAGTTGTTTTGTAGCACTGTGAACACATCATCAACGTCTGTAAGGGTCATCTCTGTTGGGATATCTCCATTAGTACCACCAACGCAGTTGATGATAGAAGCAGAGCTTTCCAGGTTATCTCTTTGCAGAGCATCCTGTGTCTCACGGAGAGATTGACCAAGACGAGCAGCAGCACTATTAAGCACTGGATCTTCGTTGGTGATGGTGACCTGACGGGTTAATACGATATAAGTCGCATAAACACGTACACGGCAATCCACGTCAACACGATTAAGTTGTTGGGGTGGTGGGTTGTTTTGCGCATCGTCAAGAGGCACTTCAAACAGGTCTAGCCTGTCGTAGCGTGATTGACGGTCGATAAAGCCGTTATTATCTGGAAGCTCAACCGGAGTCGCAAATAATTGGTGAATCAGGTTGTGCTCAGGTGTTGATAACAGCTTTGCATTATAACGCTGCTGAATTTGAGGAGGCAGCGAGGCTATTGTTACAGTCATAGGTTTCCTTTGTGTCTTTAGGACATTTCAGGAACCGCACTGGCCATGGATGCGTAGCCCGTCATCTCTCGGTACAATTCTTTTTTCATAGCATCCGTCATCTTGAAAGCTTGAGCGATTGGTCGCTTATCAAAAGCAGATGGGGATTGAATAGCCTTCTCAGACTTATCAACCGCCTTCTCAATCTCTTTTTGCCTTCTTGCTTCAGGAGCTTTTGAAACAAGATTCATAGCCTTGATATATTTGTAGCTTTGCACTCCAATTTTGTAGGGATCTTTTAAATCCGCTATCGTCTGAGCCAATTCAGGTTCCTTTTCTTCTAGTAAAGATAAAGTTTCTGGATTGACGATCTCGGAAAAGTCTGAATACTGACGATTTAAGCGGTCTAAGAACTGACTATCATTTTGCTTTTGGATATGTCTTTCGACTTCTCTTTTAGCAATTTCTTCGGCGTATTTCTGAGCCTTCTTTTCAACAAGTTCTACAACTTTGCCTTTAGGAATGAACTCATCAGAGCCGATTTTGTCAAATTCATCGACTTCTTGATTTGCAGGTGCTGAATTTGCAAGCTGGGCTTGCATAATCTGCATCTGCATTTCCTCGTATTTTTTCAGTTTTTTTTCGAGTTCGGCATTTTTGAGACGCATGGCTTTCAAGTGAGAGTTATTCACTTCCTCTTGAGATCTCTGCGCCTCTTTATTCTCATTAACTTCTGTTTCAACCTGGGGTGCTACCGCCTGGACTTCGCTATTTGGGTTTTCTACTTCTGTCATGAATTTTCCTTATTTGTTGATACGGATGGCTAAACCGTAATACGCCATGAACGCTGGGCTAATGCGTTTTTTATGCGCCCGATTTGACACTGAAGAAAAAAAAATGTATATGTCCAGAAAAAATTGAAACTATATGATTTGTCCAGACTGTAAAAAAGATTTGAACCCAACAGAATTTATTGGCTGTCAGAAGTCTTGCTATCATTGTGTTTATAAGAAAAAAATTGAATTCTTAAAAAAAGTCAAAGCGCCAGAAACAACACTTTGTCGAGTGTGTAATAAGAAAATCATTTTTGATAAAACCCTTAAAAAAAGACAAAGAAATGTGTTCTGCTCATCAGAATGTGCAGATATTGGCAACAGAGATAAAAGGAATTCTCATTGGACTAGGAAGCTTCGGGAATTGATTCCATGCAAATTCTAGTCTGAATTTTTTTCTCTTCGGGTTTGATAGAGACTATTTCGTCACCAGAATAAAAGGGGTTTTCCGTCCAATTTCCCTCGCTATTTTTCATAAATCCGAAGTGTTCTAACTGCATATTTTCCCATTTACGATACTTCAGGATGTCTTTTGGATCATATAACTCAGGGCATGCTAGAATATTGAGCATGTTTGATCGGTGAGGAAGTTCCCAGCAAAAATAGACACAGTTTGTATAAGGAATTACTTTAAAAACTAAAGTATCATCTTCAGGATATGGCCTGTAAACGGTTTTGATCATTCGACGAATGAAAGCATTCTTCATCTGAAGATCACGCTTTTCATGTACAGTGATATAGAATGGACGACCTTCAAAGTCTTTGCTTCCTTGAATAATAGTGGCGTTTAGATCTTCTGCAAGGCTTTTTCTAAGCTCATAGTTCATATCTCCGCAGATGATTTGCTTTTCGCCGCTAAATTGGGCATCTCTATAAATTGCCCCTACAGTCTTTCTAGATGGATCATATTTACTTTGATTCTTCACAAACATTCCTAAAAGTTAGTTTTAACCTAACCGTTTAGGATAAAGTTTGTTTTTGTAAATATTTTCTATGCGAAAGTGTCGTCGATTTTCTTGTTTTTGACGATTTTGCGAGGACGATCTTTATATGGCATTTGCTGGATTAGAGGAGGCTTTGCGCTGATTTTTAGATTTTGATTTTTTGATTTTGGTTTCGTTTTCATACCAATTTTTAATCGCTAATTTAAAATTAAATTCACCATCCCACCAATGTGTAAAGCATCTTTTCCCATTGGGAAATCTTGCTTCAAGATAAGAATTATTCCAAATTGTCCAATCTTCTAATGAATTTCCTGTACCATCAAGACCAGGACCTCTTGTGATAAGTCTTTTTCCTTCCTCAGGAAGTCTTTCTAAAAATTTTATCCAAGACATATTTAAATACGGTTCCTAACCAGTGTCACCGTAAACCGAGAGGGAAGATTTCCGGAGAGTCTTATATGCGTTTTAAGCAATGCCTCCCTGCTACGTCTTACCCTAAAATTTATCTTTTTGGTTCATGCTTTGTCAAAATCTTACCTTCTCGTCGCATCTGATTCATTTCTAAATCTCGACGTGTAGGCTCTTCTTTGTAAAAAGCTAAAGAGTCCGTTTCGTCACAGCGAATA